GGATTAGATCTAGCAAAGATATTCCAGAATTAATTTATGCATACATTGAATTAGAACATGCACAACAAGGCATGGCTAATAGACCAGAAGTAATGTCAAAGATTGAAGTAGATAAAGCTGGTGTAAGAATCCAAGGCAAAAGAATTAATGTAAATCAGAATTGTCAAGAGGCACAAATAAAAGAAGAGCCTTGTGATGCCAAGGCTCAGCTTGTTGATATTTTGATTAATAAAATAGGTAAATCTAGAAAAGGTGTTATTAACGAGATTTTTCAAGTGCATATGAAATAGCTTTGTTATAACACTTGTACTTAGAGCTTAGGTATATCACACATACAATCTATACCTTTAAATAGTAGGAATATGTCCTAATAATTGTGCATTATTAAGCCAATTAACGACTTCTTTAGAGAGATATCCTTGATAAGGATTTACTACTTGGGTAATAAACAATGAATCGTTATCGTCAATTTTGCTTTTTAAATGAGTGTAAACTGTACCAACATTTTTATTGGTAGAAATTAGCCATTGAGAGTGTAAACACTTAATGTAGCGATCATATGTTTTGATTGCATTGATTAAATTTGTGTAATTTTGACCTTGCTTATTTAAATCATAACTTACTAAGAATACTGGCATTATAATCACCTCCTTTCTAAGGCGATTATAACAACAACTTATTAATAAAGATGAAACAAATGTGAAAAGAATGTTAAAGGAGAATATCAAAAGAAAATGGGGAGAAAGAAAAAGATTAAACAACAACCAATATATTACAAACGATACTTACATAATGATGGGGGATATATGGCAATTAAAGTAGAGCCAATTCATCATAAAAAACATTTGATAGAACATAACATATTAACAATAAGGGGATAACTATGGACACTATTAAACCTAAATACGTGCCAATAAGCACATTGGCAAAGATTTGGGGAAGAAGTCGGATGTATATATATCGCAGGATAGACATGATCCGAAATCAAGGGAAATTTGATGATATTTGCATGCAGTTGGGGCCGCAACAGACCTTAGTGCATGTAGATAGATTTGAAGCATGGATGCGTTCGCAACACATGAAATGGTTAAAAGCATAGGAGTAGTAAATATGGATAAGGTAATTACAGCCATACAGTGGTTATTTGGAATCATTGTATTTGGATTGTATGGGGGAATTGAATTTGCACAGTCATGGGGCGATGTTCTTTTTAATGTAGTTAATATAGCAGCATATTCTATTGGGATTTATTTGCTACAAAAAGCTAAACGATTATGGTTATATAACAAGAAAATTAAGGAAGTAAAAAGGAAGCAACATGCAGCAATTAGACAGTTGGGAGTTACTACCATATCTAAATAAACGAAGGGATGATTTAAATAAGGCCCTTACGATTGCCAAAGAGCGTGGCATAGAGTTGGCGGCCGCAGAACGAAAATACCGGGTAGAGAAACGAAAGGCCATATTACTGGCAAAACATAACGGAGAAAAGGTATCTCTGATCATGGAACTGGTAAATGGAGATGAGATTATAAGCCAATTACGGTATGAACGTGATGTGGCTAAAACACTCTATGCCAGTGCAACAGAAGCTATTAATATATACAAACTTGATTGCAGACTGGTAGAAGCGCAGATTGCCAGAGATTGGGATAAAAATGCTTAAAAGGACACCGTTAAGAGCAAAAAAAAGAATGGTTTCAAAGAAACCATTAAGCAAGAAAAGTAGAAATAAAAAAAAGAATGATATGGAGTTGGAGAAAATCCGTCCTAAGGTGATAGAGCGAGACCACAGAAAATGTATTTTATGCGGAGCCCCTTATGAAGAGATCCATCATATCAAATATAGGTCAGCAGGAGGAAAAAATAACATAGAAAATCTATGTTGCTTATGCTGGCATTGCCATAGAATTAAAATTCACGCTGGATCACATCCAAGAGAATACAGAAAAGTTTTACAAACAATATTAAAAGAAAGGCATGGATATGAGTACTAAATGGTATGAGAAAGCACTAAATAATACATGCCCGGAATGTAAAAAAGCAATCAAGCATGCTGTAGTATGTCATAGACATAAACAGTTGATATGCATGGATTGCTGCAGTAATTGCCAATACCTAACAAAGTCTCAAGGTGATTGGCATTGTAATTTTGACAAAGAAAAATGACCGTGTCGGGAAACACGGCCATTAAAGTTATGTGATAACTAAAACCTTACATGTTTAGTATATCACGCATAATGGGAAAAGTCTAGTAAAATAGCGGTTTGATAGCTATTTTGTGAGACTAGATAGATACATTAACAACTCAACATAAGGTGATAACTAAATGAGAAAAAGGACGACAATAAAATCTGTAAATATGATTGAAGTATCAGATCATATTACAGGGAATTCATATTATGGAAAACCAGGAAGAAAAATAAGGAGTGAAAGAAAGCAAGTAACACCGGAGACTATAAGGAAAAATAATTTAAGAGTGGCCGAAAAACAATTAAGGCTGCTAATAGATATGAATTTTAAGGCTGATGATTATTATCTGACTCTTACATTTAAGAATGAGGAAGATGAATTAGATGCAAAAGAGATGATACGAAAATTCTTTAGAAAGGTAAGAGACTTATTTAATAAAAAGAAGACAATCTGTAAATACATCTATGTGATGGAAAAGCAGGGGCGGATACATTTCCATGCATTACTTTCAAGAGGTATTGAATTAACTACTCAATTATTAAAAAAGCTATGGCCACATGGCTATACAAAAATTGAGTACTACAGAGGTGAAGCCGAAGATGCTATAGGGCTAGCTAAATACTTCATGAAAGAGAGAAAATCTGACATTAATCATAAGGATGCGCAGATAAGAAAGAAATGGGTATCTAGTACTAATCTTGAAAAGCCAGAAGTAAAGAAAAAGATACTAAAGGCTACAGAGTGGCGTAAGGATATTAAAGTACCTAATGGATATTACTTAGATAAAGATAGTGTTTATGAAGGGGTAAATAATTATGGATTTCCATTTAGAACATATAGGCTAATTCGATTACCTGATTGGAGGGGAAAATATGAACAGAGAAAATCGACTAAGGCCCTGTCCGTTTTGCGGGAATAAACATATGAGGATTATGACAGGGATAAAAGTAGGGCTAAAACATCATATGGTGGCATGTGATAAATGTGGAGCCGTCACTCATTTTGAAGAGTGGCCAATGTACTTAGATTGTGAAAAGGCATGGAATAAAAGGGCGGATAATTAATGGAAAACAAATATAGAGGAATAGTATTTATTCCTAGAACAACTGGAGAAGCAATCATAAATGCATATGCAATGAATGCATGGAATGATACAGGGAAATATATATATTTCACAGAAGCTGGAATATCTGTAGGGATACATACCACAGATGATGGAATATATACAAATTCATTTATGGATGTAGCTATATGTGCTGCATGGCTAAATGGGGAAATATCAGTTACTGAATTAGAAGAAGTAGATGGCATCTATACAAATAGCATAAAGGAGAAAAAATGAACACGGTTAATTTAATGGGCAATTTAGCAAGAGATCCAGAAGTAAGATATACAAAGACTGGTAGAGCAGTAGCAACATTTACAGTAGCTGCAACGAATACATACATTGATAGCAACAATGAAACAAAAGAACAAACCGCTTTCATTAACTGTGTAGCTTGGGGAACCTTAGCAGAAGAGATAGGGACTTTGCGAAAAGGAAATAAATGTTTGGTACAAGGCAGAATTCAAACACGATCATATGAAACTCAAAATGGTGAAAAGCGATATGTAACAGAAGTGGTCGCAAGTTTTGTAGGGGCCACATTAAATGGTGGACATAATGAACCATCGAATTTTGATAACTTCAATAATGATGAACAAATACCCTTTTGATAAGGGCAATGCAGAGACATTGCCAATGGAAAAGAAACGAAATAAAGCCCTAGAAAGGGCAGAAAGGTTGATGCGGTAATGGCAAGACCAAAGGATATGTTTTTAAAAGCTAAAACATGTAAGCATGCAGTAAAGTTTACAGGCAATCAAGGATTGTTTGTAAGAACTACTTGTAAATGCCCAAATAAATTAATGCTGCCGGTGCCGGATAAAAGAGGAATTAGAGTAAAAATACCCTATATCATGGCTAAGAAATGTATAAATTGTAAGGGCTATATTGATGCTAGAAAAGTAAAGGAGAAAAGAAAATGAGGTATACAATAACAAAATTTAAAATGGAAAGCGGTAAATTTGATATTACTTATACGAAATACGTACAAGGAATGGATGAGCAGCATTCCTTGAAATCATATGAAAAGCCAAGACCAGAATTCAAAGAAGCACATGTCACAATGAAAGCATTATTACTATCCAAGTTTGGAGCATTTAAATTCGCTCAAAACATGGTAGCTGTATCTGGAATTGAATTTAGATATGGTGGTAAAGATTTCTTCCCAGATGAAGTATCTGGCATTAAAGTAAAGGGATATCTACGCAATAAAGAAAGCGAAGTATGTGTATTTAGCACTAAATGGCTGGATGTTGATAAGGACTTAGCTGAAGACATTAACCTAGTTCTAGGTGAAATTGAAGCATACATTGAAGGAAAACGTGCGCAATCCAACCTATTTGATGAGGAACAACAAGCCGATGGTAATACTGACACCAGTGATGCGGAGATCATTGGTGAAGATGATGATTTAGACATGGATGATGCGGATGATATCGCACCATATGAAAACAATCAATTTAATAGAGCGGCGAGGGGATTAAATTAATGAGCAAGAAGCTTATCTATGTAGCCCATCCTTATGGTGGGAAGAAAAGCAATAGAGAAAAGATAGATGCAATCATGAATGAATTAATATTTGCAGATACAGCCAATGATTATGTATCACCTATCCATAACTATGGATTTGTTTATTTGACAGGTGATGAATACCAAAAGGGGCTAGACGTTTGTCTAGGCCTATTAGGGCATTGTGACATCCTAGTATTGTGCGATGGATGGGAACAGAGTCGAGGATGTAAAGGTGAATATGAATATGCTCAAAAGCATGGTAAGGCTATATTCAAACTAGATGAATGGAAGGCATTAAATAGAATATGAATATATGGGGGCTATTCGATAGTGGCAATAGTTGCTATAAGAAAGCTGTATATGAATACAATTCTCAATGGGGGGGCAACACCATATTACAAGCATAGGTATAGATAGAGAAAATAAAAATAGTGATTTTATAAATCAAGATTTAGCTATCAATACCTTGTTTGATGATAAAGCTTTGTTTGAAAAGTTAGACATGGTGGACAGGCCAGATGTAATTCTAGCCTCTCCACCATGTGAGAGTTGGAGTATTGCAAGCGCCATGAAAAATGGAAATGCATGCTGGAAGAAAGAATTTAATACAGCAACATCATTATTTGGAGATATTCAAGCATCAAGCAAATTTACTATAAGAGAGCATAGGGATTATGAAAGGTATCAATATAAATATGGGAAATCATTTCTTACCAGAATAAATGGTGAAATGTGTACATATAATATGGTGCAGATCATAGAGAGATATAAACCAAAGATATTTATCATAGAAAACCCTATGTAATCTAGAATATGGGAATATTTAGAGGATGTAATAGGATTTAAATTACCACATAAGAATAGAACTTATTACAGTGATTATGGTTATATCATTCAAAAGCCAACAGTTTTTGCAAGCAATATAAATCTTGGCTTACGGAATAATAAAACTGCTACAAAGTTAGCATTTAAAGATATTAAATCCAATGGGAATGGTCGTTATAATGAGAGGTCCAATATACCCAATGAATTAATCTTTGACATGATAAGAAAATGTGAAAGGAAGCTTAATGAAAGTAGAATTATTTAATGATAATTTTCAGAACTACAAAAGGTATGGCATACCCAAGGCACAACTTGTAATAGCTGATATTCCCTATAATTTAGGGGGGGCAGCATATGCAAGTAATCCTATGTGGTATATAGGTGGCGATAATAAAAACGGCGAAAGTAAGAAAGCAGGAAAGGCATTCTTTAATACAGATCATAATTTCAATATTGCAGAATACTTTCATTTCTGTAATCGCCTATTAAAGAAAGAGCCAAAAGAGAGGGGCAAGGCTCCATGTATGATTGTGTTCTGTAGCTATGAACAGCAAGCGATGGTAATTGAATA